TTCATAATACTCATGAGAAACATTTGAAGATGAAAAAGAACTAGGTGCTTTTAATAATAAATTATAATCTGTAAAACTCCTACTTATTGTTGTGCTATTAACTGTCCCTGAATAACCTATATGGTTTTTTCTTGACATAGAATCAGGGTATAAATCAGATGGTGAAAAGATAAACCATCTCATTGTTTTAGGGTCGGGTAATTCCCAATGGTCTTTTGCTCTAGTTATACCGTCAAACTTAGGCCCAATCCAAGGTGGATAAAGAATACTTATTTCTTCATGTTCAGTGGAGGTATCTTCTGAACCTCCTACTCCAGCATCACCACCAACACTAGCCTGTGAGCCTATCTGAGTATAAGGAGGAGTAAGTCTATCTATTTTTAATCTAGTGTTAGTATCAGACCAACTTCCTTCTAATTTAAAAGTCCTATTGTTATTCTTATCAGGCCATCCACCCAATTTAACCCATTGTCCTACTAAACTTTTAGCGAATAAAGTAGTGTAAGCCTCTACTGGGTCAACATAAGCATCAGCAGAACTACCCGTATAATCTATATCATAATCATTAGCATTAGAGGTTGAGCCTAATGCTTTCCATCTTCTGTATTGTAAAACTGTTTCTGGTAAATCACTATTAAGAGGTGCTTCTAAATCTTCTTGCCAGTCTCCCCCTCTAAAGTTATCATGTAATCTAGGCATATATCGTGGGTAATTTAAAACGGAATAATTAGCATTTTCTGGAGAAGCGATATTAGTTCCATATTTTGTTATATCAGCAAAGTTACTTCCCATTACTGGTCTAAAGTCTCTTGATTCGGGAGAAAGATATTCTAAGAAATAAGGATGCTCTTTAATATCATTAGTTGATTCGAATAATTCCAAATAATTACCTGCTACCCCTATATCTGCTAATCTAACAGACCATGCAAAATCATTATTATGATAACCATAAGGATATGTCATTACTTTATTAGAACTAAATTTAGCATCTGCTATACGATAAGCGGTAGCATATCCATTTACTCTACCTTTTTCTGTAGTATAAGCATCTTTAATTAATCCGTCTTTTCTTCTTCTATTAATATATGATAGATATTTACCCCTTTGTAATCCAAAGTATCTCCATTTAGTATTACCATATCTATCTATAAAATCAGAAAATATGGTATGAGCAGAAGCATTTGGATTATAGATTGTAGTTCCAGCAGAATTAGTTGTTTTTCCAGAAGCAATACTTAAATCAGTTATATATTGATATATTCCTCCATTCCATTTAACAGGCTTAGAAATACCATCTGCCGCATTAGGACTAGATAAAGAATTATTAACTAATGTTACAATTCCTCCTTGTCCTAATCCTTGTGTATTTAAGAAATATAATCCTTGTGTAAAATAATCAGTTAATACAGTTATTCTAATATTATCTCCCGCTACATCTGTATTAAAAGCATCAAAACCCTCGGCGCTTCTATAACCACTAGATTGTTTCCTAGAATGGAATAATATAGTTTTAGAAGTATCATCATTAAAAACATGAGCAATAGAAAATACTCCATTATTATCTTTATCAGCATGGCCCTCTATTTTTATTCTCATTCCCGCTTCTAATTTATCTAAAAATAATTTAGTAGTAGCATCTGTAGAAAGTATTGATGATGTCCTATAGTCTAAATCAACACCATTAACTCCACCCATATAACCTGAAGTTCCACTAGTAAACGCTACTTCACTACTCGCTATATATTGTGGTGGACTTGCGGCAGAATAATATTTATGAATAGTATCACTACTAGTTACGTTTTTAAACAAAGGTCTATCTAAAGTAAAAGCGATTCTATCATTTAGTAACCCATTACTAGCACCGACACTAATATCTATTATTCTACCAAATAAATTACCATCAGAATCAAAGATAAAATCTCCTTCATTTAATTCTTCTATCCAAGTGCTATATTGGAAAATACCACTATACCCTTTTGGGAGTAAATCAGCACCCGTAACTTCTGTGGCATCTGGAAAAGTTCCCATACTAACTAAAGTTTTATCTCTACTATCTAATGGGTTATCATCTATTCGTCCTAATACTGCTGGACAAATAGGAGCAACTTCTATTGATGTTTCATTATCAGTATTAGTAACACTAATAATATCATAATCAGTTAAAGAATTAACAGTATGTAAATTAACATAATCAACAGTATATTTATCAGTTATCTCATCTGCTAAATGACAATAAAATGGAAAATCATAATCTATACCATCTATAGCATGAATACTATATCCCTTCGCCAAAGGATGAGAACTACTAGAAGTTCCTATTAATGTATTACCTTCTCCTACTGGCGCACCATTTGTTAAAGTTAAAGAATTACCACCATTGAAAATAATCCCCTTATCACTAGAACCTAATAAAGAATTAACTCTCGTAGTAGAAAACGGATTAGAACTCATTGCTTTAGCAAAACTAATTGTATTACCTCTAATATTTTGAAGAACTAAATTAGCATCTAATGTTTTATCATCAAGGTTATCAGGAATAATATCTGTTAAAGATAACTGAGCAGAAATAAAAATACTTTCATAGTCTTTTAACCTAGTAGGAATGCCTTCCTCTAATGTAATAGTATAGGGTTCATTACTACCAGATAATGTTGCTGAACCATCGTTACCAACTATGTTATATATTCTACCAATAAAAGTTCCTAAATTAGTAAATAGTAAATCACCTTTAGCCCCATTAGTTAGACTATCACTAACTTTGTTTACTATAATTTGAGTGGTCCCGACCTCATAAACCCCTCTAGCAGTTCCATGATTAATATTACCATAAAGAGCCATTCTTTCAATTGGTCCTACTGTTGAATAAACAATGTCCTCTGTGAATTTAAAATCTTTATTTACTATTGGCCCTAGTAATTTACCAACATCGTTTCTTCCTCTAACTTTTAATTTAAACATTCCATCTTCTACAACTTGTTCTATACTCTCAATAACTCCAGAGAATACCTTTCTTTCTATATCATAAGTTCCTTTAAAATAATCTAAATAAGATAAAGTTCCTCTAACATGGTTATTAGTAGTTAAGCCATTTTCACTTAAATCATATCTTTTTTCACTACCACTAACAGGAACACTCTCTGTATTAATAGGATAACCGTATAAAGATACATTAGACAAACCATAAGAATAAGGAAGAAAATCAGTTTTATTATAAGATTCTAAAAACCTTTCATCTTTAAGGTGAGTTTTAAGTTTAATAAATTTATTATATTTATCCCCATATTCAATATGTAGCCTATGTCCTGTTGCAGAACCACCCCTTAAAACTAAATTAATATCATTAATTCTACTATGACTTTCTTTCTCCATAACATTAGAACCTACATTGATAGTAGTGCCTTGAGCATCAATACCTTCGGAGAATAAATTATCAAATGTAGTTAACCCTCTATTAGTTGGTGCGGCAGAATCACCATCATAATCTAAACTATAATCTAAAATATGGGAATCAATAGGTATATCAGTTATAATATTATCAGCAATAAAAGAATACTTTCTTCTATATCCTTTAGCACTAAAACTTGGAACTGAACCTGCCGCCAACGTGGTTGTATTATATTCTGTATCAGTAGCCTTTCTCCATAATCTAGGAGTAATAGTCTGAGAACCACCTGAAGGATTTGTAATTCTATCTGGAATTATATGATATAAAGTTCCAGAAACATCAACTGTAAATCCATCATATAAAGGGTCATAATCTCCCGATGTATCTGTTTCTGAATCTGGAATAGGACTCATTAATAAGAATCTTATATCTTCATTTTCAGTTAAATTATCAACTGTTAGAGTTGTATCTCCAATAAAATAATTAAAAGTTCCAATCTCTGAAACTCTATTTAATCCTTGTTCTTCATTAAATATTATTTCGTGAATATAAAGTGGGTCGCCTTCTTTCATTTTCTTAGCCAGTATCTTTTGTGTATCAGCGAATACAATATCTACATATCCCCCACTAGCAGTAACAGATTCATAGTCAATCATCTCCATAGCATTAGGAGCAATATTATTAGTTAACGGGGAATCAGTATAATGCATATATCTTGTTTGTCCAATTGCGTGACCATAATAATTACTAAAAGTTAAAGTTTGGTTACTATTTGTAGCAGTAGTATCTAAACTAACAGTAAATAAAGTGCTACTATTTATTTCTGTAATTACAGAACCACTTTGTATTCCAACTCCACTAACACTCATTCCTATTTTTAAGTTAGAAGTGGAATCTATTTGAATAAGTCTAACATTATTTCCAAAAGTAGTAGAATCTCCTCCACCCGATACATGGTCAGTATCACAAGTATCATCTGTAAATACTTCTATGTTAGGCCGATGGGCCATCCTAAATGCGTTTTTTAAAGTATTAGAAGAATCTACAGAGCAATACATTTTATTATGGTCTAAATCAACTGCGTGAGCAAGAAACAAAATAGAAGAACTATTACTAGTATCTTCCTCATCTCCCCCAAATTGTGGTAAATCACCTGAACTAAATGTTAAAGTTGTGGCGTTTGAATCAGCCGCTAAACAATATCTATCAGTTGCGGAAGAACCTAATTCACCCGAATATACCGAAACCCTAGATTCTCTTAATATACCATCTAAAAACCAAGAAGGAACGGTATAACCAGTATAGGCATCGCCATCCAACTCACCTGCCACTACCGAACCATCAAAACTAGCATCAGAACTAATAGTAATAGTATCATTACTACTATTGTAAACTAAATTATTACTAGTAATATATTTTTGATTAACGGCAGATGGGTCATCTGCTTTATACATCATATCTACTATACTTGCTTCCATAGTATAAGGACCATAATCAATAATATCTGTTCCGTATTCTTGGTCAGTAACAAATGTAGAATAAGTATAAGTATGTGCAGAACCATTCCATGATGAACTTCTAAGAATATATCTTGTAGCGGGTTCTAATTTATCTTTACCATTTAAAAAATAAAAGAAGGGTCGAGAAGCATAGGTATTAAGATAATGTTTAACATTATCCGTTGTTCCTAAAAGACCATAACCACAAGCAACCAAAGTCTGGTTATCTGCATCTATTTCTGAGAAGGATTGGTTAGAATCAAAAATTGCAAATTTGCTATCTTTAGGAATATCAATACCTAAAGGCGGACTAAATTCTATAGCATCTCCCCATATATCATGTTCTAATATCTCTGTAACTTTAGCAAAATGATGAGTATTAGGGTCATCCGAATAAACTAAAACCCATAAATTATCTACTTTATCTTTTAATAAAACTTTATCTCCATTAGCATGAGCAGTAGCAGTAGTGTGATTATATCCTCTAACTACATGTAAATGTGAACTATGTGATATTTCTACTAACATTTCTTCATTATTAACTACTATAATATCTCCAGCCGAAATACCACTTATACTTGCTACTAAAATGTGAGTTTCATTAGCATCCAATACTTCACCTAATGTAGTTATATCTGTAACTAATCTTTGACCAACATTAGTGTCATAATTATAAGTTTTTAATACATTACCTCTAGTAGTTTCTAAATTAGATAAGTGGTCACTTATAGTTGTCGAATTTGGATATTTTCTATTAACAGAAGAATAAGTCTGAGTTCCGCTATTTGATTTATTTATACCAGTTATGGAATTAGTTAGTGTAGAGTTATCTGCTTTATGTATTTCATAACTATTTATAGTAGTAGCCGCCGCTAAAAGTTTAAAATCATCAAAAGCCTCATGAACTTCTCCCCTAACTAATAAAGGGTTTAAAGGAGTTTTATAAATTGCTTTAGTCATAAAATTACCAGAATAATCCGATGCGCTACTTAGACTAGTATCTATAATATCAGTATTAGCCTGTGCGATAGTATTTGCTGTAAAACCTTTACGCATAGCAAAAACACTGGTAAAATTACCCATATTTTTCATGAATTCTCCCCCTCAAATCTAAAATATAATAATGTATTTCTAAAGTTAGGTAACAATGTATCTAAACTATTGAAATTTTCCTTTACATCTTTTGTAATCGCAAACTCATGTATTTCTCCCATAAACTGAGAAGCCCTTCTAGTTTCTAAAACCTCATTACCATTAGAACCTAAATAACAATCAGTAGCATCAAACTCAAAATCAGTAATTGTATTAGTAGTTCTAGTAGTTACATCTTTCATTGTTCCAGTTGCATTATCAAGTGTTATAGCAGTTGCAGTTTGTATTATAAAACTATTATCAGATTCAGAATCAATGACTTTGTATATTCCATTCCATCTATCATTTGAATCAGTTCCATCACCCACCCTAGAACTCTCAATACTAACCCAATTAGGATTATCTTCATCTGTTAAATCAAATCCATGAGGGTCTATTGTTGTAACAGTTACATTTGCACTACTAGTTGCTTTTAGATTAGATATTCTTATATTGCCTTCATTAAAAGTTTGAGTTGGAACTGGAACTCCATCAACCATTAAAGTTATTCTTTTAGCCTGTGCGTCATAACCCATAGCCAAATGAAATGGTCTTAAAACATAAGATGCCTCTTTCCAAGTTTCTCCAAATAAATGTAAACCAAATTCATCAGAATCAGCACCAGATTGACTTCCTAGTTTAAATCCATTTAATGTTCCATATGGAATAACTTTGTATAAAGTTCTTGAAAAATTATATTCTTCTTCCACTGGCACTGCAACACTAGTAGAATTATATGCAGAACCAGAATATTGATTAGCGTTTGCGGTAGTATTAAAAGAATCTACATAAGTAGTTACTTTGGTTGTGCTATAGTTTCCTCTAACAACAGTAATTTCATTACCAGAAATACTACGAACTTTCATCAATTCAGTTCCTAATCTTAATAAATCATTTACAGATATATTTCTAGCATCATCAACATAAAGAGTAGTTTCTGATGTTGTTCTTATTGGCCTAACTAATTTACAAGCGGCCATAAAAACATAATCCAAAGTGTTTGCTGATGAATCGTAATGTATGTCTTCTACATAACCTAAATAAGTCGGTCTTTTTTGTTCAACAGAAGTAGAATAAGTTCCAGAGGAATGTTGTTGACCATATAGTTTTTTACCTCTCCATAACTTTTCTGTCATATCTACAGCAGAAGCGCCCTCTTGAAGATAACTTTGATTATCTTGCTCTATAAAACATAATGAACTAAAACTATCATTAATAACTTTAGTATTATAATAAAATTTTACTTCAGTCCCATTACTTATAGATTCATATGTGAAGGAGGTAAAACCATGAGTATTATCAACAGTAAGAACAGTAGAAGTAGCCGCCCTTACTGTATAATATCCATCATTGCTAGGACTTCCTCTAATTTTCATTAATCCCCTTCCAGCCGCTAAATTAAGATAATCAGTCCAAGTATCACCACTTAAAGTTATATTAAGAGAATCACTTGAAGCATCTCCAAAAGTTAAAGTTACACCACTACCAGTAGTGATTGTTTGAGTAGTTCCAGAACCTAAATTCAACAGAGGCTCACAATCTAAATCATAACTGCCATCTGTTAATCTATGATATTCTACCCTATCTTCACTATTCAAATAAACTGGTTTACCGAATGTTTTAGTAGTTTCATCTGTTTGTTCAATAGCCGCACCATAATATTCTTTATCAGCAGTTATAACTGGATTAATACTTTCAGTAGTTACAGTTCTAGTATTTCCGTTTTTATCTTTACCTTTAATAACGCAACCAATTTTATATTCAGCAGGTTGATTCATATTTGTTCTAGTCATATTCTTTAAATAAAACTCACAATTATTATTATAGAATAATGTCATTTTTTGATATAATCTATTATCTGTATAAACTTTATCTCCCGCAGTATGAGTAGTAGCAGTAGTTCCATCTTGTCCTCTAAGAACTCTAACTTTAGTTTTTTTACCAAATAGTCTTTCAATAGAAACTATTTTCATTTTTTCGTTATTTATTCTAATGTGATTATCTCCCCTTAAATCTTCTACATTAGTTAATACAATATAATCTGGAGTTGCCGCAGTTTGACCCGCAGTTGTAGAAGAAATAGAAACCCCTAAATAAGCAACATGATTATGAGAAAAATAAGCAGATGAACGAGAACTAGCAACTCCTACATTACCTACTGCTGAAAAGGCTTTATCGTTAAAAGGTAATTCTAAATTAAGTGCATCTACATTATCGCTTACAGTAGCATTTCCACCCGCATCTCCAGCACTATCTAACATCATATAATCTGCACCTAAAGTCCAACCAAATCCATTTATATCATAAGGAGTTATAATACCTTCAATTGTAAAAGAATCTTTATGCCCCCATAATCCATAACCTTCTCCAACTTGTGTTGTATCAGTTCCAGAAGGTATATGCTTACTATAATCTAAATGAACATAACCGTCACCCATAATAGGGAATACTAATGACTTTTTATCTCCACTATAAATCCTATAACTCATAATATCACATACTTGCAAAGGCTATCTCAAATGACATATTAAATTCAACAAAAGGAGAACCACCAGTAAATGTAGTATCAAAAGAACGAATAAATCCATCTAATCCTTGTTGGGTATTTTTATTTATGTTAATAGGTTTAGGGAATTTACTTATTGGAACACTCATTGCGGCATCTAATTCACTACCGCCTTTATCTCTTACAGCATAAGTAAAAGGAATTAAAGGACAACTTTCGGCCTCAGTTTGAGAACCCACACCAGATATAATATTTTCAGCATCATCCTCATCGTGATATAAGAACTTAGGACCAACTCTTGACGGAATTAAAATTATTAATTTGTTTAAGTTTTGTTGCGCTTGCATAAAAGATGCATCTACATAGGAATGTATTAATTGGGCGACTTCTGGTGCTGTCATTTTTACTTTAACCCATTTACCATCTTCTGTATCTGTATATGGTGTTGTTCCATCAGAAGGGTCTTTTTCATCTTTTGGAAAATCACCAGCATTAAATTGTTTAGAAATTACTTGTTCAGTTATAATTCCACTAAGACTAACAGACTTTGTAGCCATTCCTAAATCTAAACCAAGAGAAACTGATTCACCAGTAGCAATACCTATTGCTGGAGTAGGAAAAGCCATAATGTTTTTACCAGTGGAGATAGAAACCGTATCACATTTAAGTGCTATTCTATTTGTATTAAAACTTTCCATAGATGTAGTTCCAGCCCCAAAAGGACTCCTTGAACTTAAATCAAGAAATACAAAATGCTCTAAAGCATCACCGCCAGTTGTTGAATAATTTACATAACTCATATCTAAAACCTCACATTAGTAGACGAAGAAGTAGTTCTATTTATTTCCGTATTCACCATTCGTCCTATTTTCTTTGCTATATCTCTTAACTCTGAATCTGATGCTCCCATTCTTCCATTAACAGAAACATTAATTGTAGTATTACCACTATTGGCTAACATACTTCTGCTATCTTTATTAGAATGGACTCTAGTTCCTCTTGGTAATTTAACCAACTCTGGGCCTCTTTCTCCAACTAAAGACATACCACCTGTAACTGTTCCTCCTAAAGCGAAAGGACTTATATTATCTATTAAATCACCAAAGAAACCAGTAATCCTTCCCCATAAACCTTTTGCCCATGTTCCTAGTTTGCCCATAATATCAAATTTAGCCCACCATTCTGAAAGTTTATCAATATATAATTTAGGATTAGTTGCTACGTGTATCATTTTCTTAAGTATATTAATATAAGTTACAACTATACCAACTAATAAACCAATTGCTAATTTTAATATTCCTTTTAGAACGGCCATAAGTATTCCTCCTAAACCTCCAAATATTTTAGCAAAACCTTGCACTAACATTAATAATCTTTCACCGAAAGTTCCACCTCCAAAGAACGCTTGGAATATATCAAAGAACCCAGAAAGAACAAGCATTACTCCACCAAATATTTCTTTTAATGCTGTCATTACTGTATTCATAACTTCTGCATTTTTTAGAATTTCTCTAATAAAAGAAAAAGCGATAAACGCCCCTAAAATAAACATTATAAAAGTCATTGAATAAGTTTTAACAAATGCCGTTACCTTACTTACTCCATCCATAACAGTTTTAATTTTTATTTTTTTAAATAATTCCATTAAAGGTCTAACTGTTTTTCCTTCTTCTCTACCTTCTCCCCATACTCTTTTTTTAGCCAATCCTAAAGAGAAAATTTGACCTAGAGGGGATTCTGCTATTTTTTCTCTTAGTTTACCTCGTTCAACCGTTCCTGTTGTTATTCCAGCGGCTTTTATCCTTCTTCTCTGCTTCCATCTCTCTTTCGTGTTTTTCAAATCTAGTATGGCTTCCCTCATGCTAACTTTTTCTGCGCTTTTTATTTTTTGTTTTTCTTCTCTCCTAAGCCGCCAAGCAAGTAATTTAATTTTCATTTTTTCCATTGCTTCTATTTTTAGTTGAGTTAATTTATATGAATTTAAAACCATAGTATTTGCTTTACCAGCAATTTCTTCATCACTTAAACCTAAAAAACCTCTTTCTTTATTAGCCTCATTAGCCTTTTTAATGACACTTTCTACTTGTTCGTATTGTGTAGAAATATCAGAAAGGGCGGCCATTTCTGCTCTGTTTAATTTTAATTTTTCTAAGTTAACTTGTATCTGTGCTTCTTCTTGTTGTGTTAAATTCTTTTTTACACGCAATACCTTTTCTAAATTTTCTATACGCTTTTTATTTGTTTTTAATAGTTTTTTTGCGTGTTTAATCCCTTTTTCTTCTATTAAGGTAGCCGCCTCAACTTGTTTATTTAATCCCTTTTGAATATCTGCTATTTGACTAAGACTTTCAGCATATTCTAAATCCTGTTTCATCTTTTTACTCTGAGCATTATAGTATATCTCTAACCAAGCACCTATAGCACGAATACGATTTTGTAATGACCATAACCCAGTTCCAGAAAGCATCCTAGA